AGTATAACAGTTAAGACCGAGATCTTCTTCTCTTGGAGCAAACAAATGGATGATGAAGAATTTGCTAAATGGAAGGACAAATGTAGAATGTTTGTGATCCCTTCCTCTAATTTCATTATCCTTGAGCGCATGATTTCTAAGCTCCGGATGCTAAAGGAGCGTGGTCGTGTTATCAAAATCGGTCACAAATGGTCACGCGGTGGTGGAGATTCCATTGCCGAAAGTCTTGGTGCTACCCTCCTGAATTGTTGGATGAAGGAGTGGTGTGAAGGCGATATCAAAGGGTTTGACTATTCTGTCAAATCAGTCCTGATGAACCTTTACTTCTCTGGCACCCTGATTTATGATGATCCTACGATGCCCGACCATGAATTGAAGCAAGCAATTCTAGATCAAATCGTCAAACACATGATGGCAAGAATTACCAATCTGTTTGCGGGGTTGTGGGGTATCCAGCGCGGGGGTGTACCCTCTGGATGCCTCAACACCTCTCATATGGATTCGTGGATAATGGCTCTGTATTTCTTTCTCTTTGCTACTTTTCAGATTAAGAATGCTCCTCCAGAACATCAGATTGAATTAGAGGAGGCGTTGATCACTGTGATCCGCATTATTGTGTATGGAGACGATCATAACTATAGGAAGGGAACCGGCTTGGCAGGTGATTACTTTGGTGCGACGCGGTTCGCTGCGTTTCTTAAGAAGTATTTCGATGTCGAGATGCGAGATGTTAAAGATGGAATCCCTTTTTGTAGTGTTGCCGCGTATGGGTGGCTAGTTGATGTAGGCCTTACATTCTTAAGGCATCAGTTTATCGTGAATCCGAATAAGTCAGAAGGACAGGCGGTATTTCTCCCTTATCGCGAGACTCGAGAGTTCATTGCTCGAGCGGTATGGGGTCGCGAGCCTCGTGCTCGTGATGTGATTGATGTGTTGCTTTCCGTTATGGGCCATTCGTATGGGACTCACGGGTCGAATTATGACGCGTGGAAGTCTTTGAAGTTCTTCTATGAGGAATTGTTGGCTCAGCTTCCGGAAGGTGAGTCCGGAGCGATTGGTAAAGCAATACGTCGTCAAGATCATACTGACCTGAAGAAGATGCGTCAGCATGGGATAACGATAGAAGACCTTCGGAAAGGGTACCCTTCGTTTGATGAGCTGCAGAAGCGTAATATAGTTGATAAGGACTATCAGAATATATCTATGGATAATTTTGATGAACTCGAGCTCTCAGATGTTGATTGGTGCCTTTAAGGAGGTCATCATGATGCGGTTCATGTTAAACCGCAAATAAAATAAATAAAGAAATAAACATAATAAAATAGATAGTTTCTCCTTGAATCATTGATTCGGAGGAGCCCCATTTTCCCGGGCTTTAATA